ATTGCTTTACGAGTTGCCATTGTTTTATTCCCTTCAATAGCATTAAGTTTAAGTAGTGTGAAAGTATCGTATGAACCATAATCGCGCAGATGCGCTAGACTCGTCGTATCGTGCTAGGCAGTTTCAAAGAGCCCATCGCAGTTGCAAACAATAGCAACCCCGACTCCTATACAATCGCATATGCAGACCATGAAGTCAATCGTTCATTAGCGTAAACATAATATCTTTTCTGTTGACATGAAGAAATAAATCATAACCTAAATGGGAAGCCGGGGAAGGCGGACGAGTGAAGTGAGAACCACTCGCACATGCATGTGCATATAAAGACTGACCCCCGCCGACCCCCCACGGTTACTCAGATCGCCTCTATTCTAAGCCCACACAGAAAATTTTACAGTTTTTTACCATCACATACTATCATGTGGCGAAGCCAGCGCCGGCAGCGAAGCCAGCGAAGCTGAAAGTCCTACTGGGATAAAGACTTAATAGTATGTCCAAAAGTGGACATGCAGGCATGTACGATTTCTGAAAAATGTCTTGACACGCGCGCGCAAGTGTGGCAGACTTTTCTTGTGGGGCTGCTGTGCGTAATACCCACTCGGAGAACGGCCAGACGTCTTGTGAAGGGGATTGATGGCTTCCAGGAGATAGCAATGCAAGAGTTAAGATCACGGTTAGGTTTGATGGATAGGGAGGACTTTGCCCGAGGTTCCGTCGTGTCCGATGAAGGCTTGACTGTGGATGCAGAGCTAGGGACTGTTAGTAAAGGGCTAGGGGACGAGGTTGGTGAACTTGAGAACCTGGCCCTGCTATCCGATGAGGGCGCGGGGACACCCCCGGGGACACCCCGAAGTCCTACAGATGAGGAAGTGGCAGCTTCAACCTTGATCGAACGGGAGAAGACACCGGCTCCTGAGAATGACCAACGCGGGCAGAGCGGGCATGAACGCGTAGGGAGGAATAAAGGTGACGTGAAGGTCAAGGGTGGAAACATTCCTGTGCTGAAGGATTGGCATAAGGAAGTGTCCACGTGGGCGTTGATGAACCCTGGGATTAAGATTAAGGAACTGGCAGCTGCGTTTAAGGTGACTCCGGAGTGGATGGGGCGGGTTGTGAACTCGGACCTGTACAAGGCGTACTTTTTGGAGAGGCTGGAAAAGCATCAGACACTGGTGTCGCAGCAGGTTATGGCAGCGGCTGGTGACGTGGCTTTGGCGGGGTTTAAGGTCATGGGTCAGAAGATTGATCAGGCTGGCACCGGAATGGAAATGAGCGATTTGGTTCACAGCACGTCGTTGGCTGCGAAGTCTTTGGGTGTCGGAGTTAAGATTAATGGCGGCGCGAGTCAAGCTGTGGAGATTAACTTCAATGGTATTGATCGCACGTTGCTGGAGAGTGCACGGGCTGATTTGAGAGTTATAGGCGAGAACAACTCACGCGACCTGCGCGGGGGTGGGGAAGGGAATGAAGGGAATGAAATCACCGAGGTTGAATATGTAACAGAAACTAAGGCTCATGGGCCTTATAAAGAGACTGAAGAGGACGGGCAAGATGACTCCTTCATCAGAGAAATTATGGAAGAGCACGGAGGGGAAAATCTTCACACCCCCGCACGGGTTCAAGCAGGCGGGGGTGGTGGAAAGTGCTAGTATCCTCGATAAAAAGCCAGGCTTTGCTCGACAATCTAGACGCATATCCCCTGCAAAAAAGGCGGGTCTTGCGTATGAGAGAAAGGTCCAGGACTATCTCGGAAATCTGTTTGGAGACTTTTATCTCCCGGGAATATGGTTTTCTTTCTACGCGGGAGGTTACGCTGGCAGAAGATACGCGCAACCCGACGGACTGTTGTTTGACTTAGAGCGTGGGGTTATTACGATTGTTGAGGTCAAGATACGACACACGACACGGGCCTGGTGGCAGTTACGGGAGTTGTATCAGCCACTTGTGGAGTTTAAGTTTCCGGACTGGGGTGTAGAGGTGGTTGAGGTTTTCAACTACTTTGATAAGAAGGAAGCGGTACCTGAGAAAGTGATGCACGTGGGAGAGGTGGATTTGCCAACCCAGGTGTACAAAATGAAGAAGCTGATGTTATGAATGTTGAGGAACTTAAAGAACTGGTTAGACTAGGTGCGGTGGATGGGGAGTTCTTTGCCCATACATTCTTTCCTCGTCTGGCGCGGCAGAAGTCTCCTCCATTTCACAAACACATGTGGAAGTTGTTGGACTCGCATGAACGGTTGATTAACATCCAGGTGTTCCGTGGTGGGGCTAAGACTTCCACGCTGAGAGCATACACTGCACGGCGCATTGCTTATGGGTTGAGTAATACAATCTTGTACATCGGTAAGAGCGAAGGCCATGCTATTCGTTCCGTGCGCTGGATTAAGAACCAAGTGCAGACCAATCGTAGGTTCGCGGATACGTTCCGTCTGACGCCTGGGACTAAGTGGCAGGATACTGAAGCTGAGATCAGTCATGGAGTTGACGAGAACCGCGTGTGGATTATGGCTGCTGGTATCACGGGTTCCATTCGTGGTGTATTGCAGGAGGACTTCCGTCCCGACCTGATTATCCTCGATGATGTTATTGACGATGAGAATGCTGGCACTTTAGAACAGCGAGAGAAGATCAAAGATCGGATCAATGGCGCGGTTAAGGAGTCACTTGCACCCGCGTCTGAGTCACCTGATGCTAAGATTGTCATGTTGCAGACTCCTATCCACTTGGAAGATGCGAGTTGTGCCGCGTTGATAGATGATGAGTGGGCTTCGGCGGTCTATGGGTGTTTCACTCCGGAAACTGCAGGTTTGCCCATTGATATGCAGCAGAGCTCCTGGCCTTCCCGTTGGCCGGATGATGTGCTGCGGAAGGAAAAACGTCACGCTATTGCGAGGAACAAGTCGTCGATCTGGTACCGTGAAAAAGAATGCAAGCTGATTTCTCCAGAGACCACAGCATTTCATAACAAATGGTTAAGGTTCTACGACTCCTCGCAATTGCCTAGCGTTGGTCAGCGTGTGTTGGTTATCGATCCGGTCCCTCCACCCAGCCCTAGAGAGTTGGAAGCTGGATTGGAGAAGAAAGACTTCGAGTGTCACCACGTCGTGCAGCGCTCGGGTAATGATTACTACAGCGTGGATTATGAGCAGAAGAAGGGGCATGATCCTTCCTGGTCTATCGCTACGATGTTCGGATTGGCTGAGAAATGGAATGTTCAGAAGATCATGGTGGAGTCTGTTGCGTATCAGCGGACTTTGGCCTGGTTGATAAGGCAGGCTATGGATGAGCGGCATCGGTATTGGCAGGTTGTGGAGTTCACTGACCCACGCTCGAAGTTCTCTAAGATTGTAGACTCACTGAACGGCATTGCTTCATCCGGTCACTTGCATTTGAAGGCGGAGCAATCAGACCTTATTATGCAGTTCAACGACTATCCTCGTGTATCGCATGACGATGCGTTGGAGACTTTGGCGCTGGGCTGCATGGATTTATACGGACACGGATATTCGGAAATGGACCTTGGGAAGTTGACTGTTGACGACGATGACAGCAAGTTGATGTACGAAGGCGATATCTCTGGCGTGTTAAGCTCGATGGGAGCACCTTAATGTCTCTAAGCAAGAAAATACCTGTAAACTCCCCCTTGCACAAGGTGATTGTGGAGGGCATCCGTGCTCGGGTCAAGGCTGCTAAGAGCAGTGCCGGACGTAGTAAATTCGAGGAGAAATGGAATGAAGCGGAACGCAGAGCGCAAGCGTACCTTCCCGAACGCGCGGCTGACAGCATACGACGAGCCAACCGCCTCGGTGGTAAGCCGGAGTATACAACGATCCAGATACCATATAGCTACGCTGTTATGCTGGCTTCGCACACTTACTGGACGACGGTGTTCCTATCACGCAACCCGGTCGTACAGATGCAAGGTTTGCATGGCGAGGGTGAGAACCAAGTCCAGGCCGTAGAAGCTCTGCAAAATTACCAGACGACAGTGGGAGAACATCTGGTTCCTTACCATGTCTGGCTATATGACGTGGGTAAATATGGTCACTCGATCATTGGTGCATACTGGGATAAGGAAATGCACTATGTCAGCGAGATCACTGAAACAGCGAATGAGTTTGCTGGACAGGCTATTGGGAAGAAAGAGCGTATCCGGACAACACGTCTTGTACCTGGGTACGAGGGTAACAAGCTCTTCAATGTCCGTCCGCTTGACTTCTTCCACGACCCGCGCGTCACAGTTGCCAACATGCAAAAAGGCGAGTTCTGTGGGTACTGGACACAAGTAGGTGGTGCTAAGCTACTCGCTGGGGTGGACGCAGGTACACATATCAATGTGAAGCAGGCGCTGGCTAAGGCGAAGTCTAAAGGCAGTCGACAGGAGCAAGGTTCTGAAGTCGTTGACTTGCCTGACTCAGGGGACTTTGGTACAGCTTATGTATCCGGTGGCAATGCTACGGATTCGCTGGGGTGTTATGAGTTTTACATTGATCTGAGCCCGAAGCAGTGGGGTCTTGGCGACTCCGTGCAGCATGAGAAGTGGGTGTTCCTGGTGGATGATAAGTGCGAGATTGTTCTCAGCGCTAAACCCCTAGGTGCGTTTCACAATCGCTTTCCGTTCGCTGTGTTGGAAATGGAGCCTGAAGGTTACTCGATGTACAACCGGGGTATACCGGATGTTACCGAGGGAATACAGAATACCGTAGACTGGCTGATTAACAGTCACTTCTACAATGTTCGGAAGACGCTGAACAACGAGTTCGTCGTCGACCCGAGCCGAGTGCAGATGCGTGATTTGATGAACCCTCTTCCAGGTGGACTAATTAGATTGAAACCAGCTGCATTCGGCAGTGATACTAAGACTGCTCTGACGCAGTTGGCAACGCAGGATGTGACACGGAGTCACTTGACTGACCTGTCGCTGATGATGTCGCTGGGCGAGCGGGTGACTGGTGTGAATGACCAGATCATGGGTGTTGCTAACCCGTCGAGCCGGAGAAGTGCCACTGAGGTGCGGAGTAGTAATACCTTCTCTGTGAACCGGATGAAGACTGTGAGTGAATACTTCTCCGCTATGGGGTTCTCTCCTCTGAGTAGTATGATGGTGAAGAACTCGCAGCAGTATTACGATACTGAGAAGAAGATGCGGTTGGCCGGGAGTACAGCGCAATTGGCGGGGGAACAGTTTATCGACGTGAACCCTGGGGTTATTGCTGGTGGGTTTGACTATGTTCCAGTGGATGGCACGTTGCCGGTAGACCGCTTGGCGCAGGCTAATCTATGGCGGACGTTGTTGAGTGAGATGAGACAGATTCCTCCGATCATGCAACAATACGACATTGCTAAGATATTCGGTTATGTGGCACAGCTGACCGGGTTGAAGAATATCGAGCAGTTTAAAATTGAAGTTGTTCCTGATGGTATGGCGCAGCAGCAAGCTCAGCAAGGTAACGTGATACCTCTGGGTGGTGCTAGTGGTCCGAAGCAGGGGCTGGGCACGGGTGATGGGGATACGTTATGAGCGATGATGATATTGATGAAGAACAGCTGGACAACCTTCGCGGACAGTTGCAAGGTATTAGGGACACGGCGGCATCCTGGAGACGGTTGCTGGCCATGCCTGAATGGGCTGGGTTCCAGGAGTTTATGGATACTCAAGTCGGGTATCGGAGAGATAAGATTGAACTTGCTGTTGTCGAGGGTATGGACAGCATGATAACGGTTTCACACCTGAATGCAGAGCTTAGCGGCTTGCGCCTGGGTGCGGAGTATGTCCAAACTGCGCTGGATGCGCTGATGGATGAAGAGCACGGGCTTGTGGAAGTACTGCAATCGCTCGAAGATCAACCAGAGAAGGAGACTTAAGATGGCTATCGCACCAGTAGTAAAAGAAGCGGGCAGTGAGACAGCACCAGCCGCAGTAGTGGAGACAGCAGCTGTGGACGCTGCAGAAACCACCGAAGAAGCTGCTACAGAAGAAGTGGGCACCGAGGTAACAGAATTTGACTTCGCTGGCATGTTCAACGAAGACGATGACGAGGAAGAAAACGAAACGGAAGCAGGAGAGAAACCTGCTGACGAGAAGACTGAAGCTGAAGCTGAGACCGCCGCCGCAGATGCTGCCGCTGCCCTCGAAGCTGATGCTAAGGTAGTCTCCGATGCGGCGGAAGCTCAGGCGGAAGTTGATAGAGTTGCAGCGGAAGCTGCGGCCAAACCAGAAGTTGCTGCAGAGGTGGTGGAAACCCCAGAACAGCAAGCGGAGCGTATAGCTGCGTTCGATACACAGGCCATGGCATTATTGGCTACTGAAGTGTATGCGATGACTGAAGAAGATGTAGCCGCGTTTGAAGAAGACCCAGGGAAAGCCTTGCCACAGTTTGCCGCCCGCTTGCACTTGCAAGTTATGCGTGCAGCTCAACAAGGTGTTGCGAGATTGTTGCCTCAGATGATGCAGCAAATCCAACAAACCCAGACTACCTCCAGCGCAATGTCTGACAAGTTCTTTGCTGCCAACCCTAACTTGGTTGGTCAGGAGGAGACGGTCAGTCGTATCGGTCAAGTCTATCGGCAACTGAACCCGAAGGCGAGTGCAGATGATTTCATCAAGGATGTTGGAGCGCAAGCTCAAGTTTCCCTTGGATTGCATTTGCAGACAGCAGCAGTGACACCCGTGAAAGCAGTAGCAGTAACACCTGCATCGGCTGCGCATGTCCCTGCCGGAGCTTCAGCCAATGCCGCTGTGACGAAGCAGGTGATAACAAACGAGTTCGAAGCTATCTCACATGAAGCTGAGGACTAACATTAAAGGATAAGACCATGGCAGCATTTGCCGGACTACGAGGTACTGGTGATTGGGCAACCGATCAGCGACCTAAGAACTTCAGAGAATTTATTCTCTGGCGCAACCCGAACGGTATGACTCCGCTCTTTGCCCTCATGGCGAAGATTGGTAAGGAGTCTACCAATGACCCTGAGTTTAGCTGGTGGGACGAAGCTGTTGATCTTGTGCGTTTGCGGATCAATAAAGCTGCGGACTATGGCACGAGCGAAACTCTCCTGACCGTTGACTCTGCCGATCCGAATGCTTCAGCGCCTGGCGTTGCATGGGGTACTGCTTTGAACCTTGTGGCCGGTGACGTGTTGATGGTTGAACCAGCGACTGACAGCGCTACGTTTGATCACGAGCAGGTGCTTGTTACTGCTGTACACAGCGCGACGCAGTTCAGCGTTCAGCGCGCATATGCAGGTACAGCTGCCGCTGCCATTGTGGACAATATCCACTTGATCAAGATCGGTTCAAGCTTCGCTGAAGGTACCGACGCTCCGCTGAGCGCAAGCCGCAACCCAACGAAGTTCTACAACTACACTCAGATCTTCAAAACCACATACGAGCTGACCGGTACCGCCGATAATACTATGACTCGTACTGGCGATGAGATGAGCAATGACAAGAAGCGCAAGATGTTCGATCACTCACGTGATATCGAAATGGCGATGCTCTTCGGTAAGCGGAGTGAAACTGTGGGTTCCAATGGTAAGCCATTGCGGACTACGAACGGTCTGCGTGCTCAGATCTCGTCGAACAACACAACCATCCTGGCGGCCAACTGGACCCTTGCTAACTCTGCAGGTGCCGGTAATAACTTCCTGGATGCGATCTCCGGTGTGTTCGACTTTGAGTCACAGTCTGGCGATGAGCGTGTTATCTTCGCTGGTAACAACGCTTTGAACCGCTTGAACCAGGCCATCCACAAAGGCACTGGTGTTGGCGCAACAAGCATTAACTTCCAAGGCAATGCGAAGTTGTACGGCATGAACTTCCAGGAGTTCACGTTGCCTCAGGGCCGTGTGTTTATCAAGACACACCCTCTGATGAACCGTCATGACATCTACAAGAACTCGATGTTTGTTCTTGACTTCGGAGCGATGAAGTATCGCCCTATGGAGGGTCGTGACACCAAGTCGAAGAACGACATTCAAGCAGCTGGCGAAGACGTCCGTCGCGGAATGTGGCAAACTGAAGCTGGTCTTGAAGTTACCGGAGGTGGTCTGACTATGGGCTACATCGGCGGCTTTGATGCAGCAATTGCGTAAGGAGGATTAACGCATGTCAAGCTCTGAAGGCGTCCATGACGCCGATCTTAAAAATGTGAGGACTGTTTCCGGCTTGAAACTATCCTCATACTCGTTCAACGCAGGAGCCGCGCAGGCCACTCTTGGCGCGACCTATCCTCCTGTCATCTACTGCGATCCAGGCGGTGGTACGATAGATTTGCTGTTGCCCGCCGAGGCTGGTAGTAAAGACTTGTGCTTCCATGTCTTCAACACAGCCGATGCCGCCGAGCCGATTGTGCTCAAAGAGGACAGCGACACAACCACAATTCTGACGATTGCTCAGAATGAGGCTGGCTTTGTCCACTGCGACGGTACGACCTGGCGTGGTTACCTGGGTACTATTACCTAAGTGACACAAATCTACATGATAGTATGTCCGGATTTGGGCATACTATCATGTTACCTTGGAGGTAGGGATGAAAGACTCGGTGGAAATAACTAACAAGCACGCTCGGACAATGCACTTCGACATTGACGAGAGCGAACTCAAAGGTCTTGAGCTGGATGAAGAAGTAACTTTCCGAGTGACTGGAAAGATACGATCCTTCTCTGCTCCCTACGAGTACGAAACGAGCAATGGCAAGATGAAGAAGGAGGCTTACGGCAATCTGTCGATTAAGGTCTCTAAGCTTTCGCTTGCCGGAGATAATGAATTCTCGAAACTGTCAGACGGAGAGGATTAATCCATGGCATCCTATAACAAATTCCAGGTAGCGGCAGAGAACCTACCTGAAGGCGTTCACAATCTTGGCGCAGATACGCTGAAGGTGATGTTGTGTTTGACAGCTCCAGTGGCAACGAATACGGTCAAGGCGAACCTGACCGAGATTGCTGCAGGTAATGGTTACACTGCTGGCGGCGCGACGCCTTCGATTACTAGTTCAGCACACACCACTGGGACGTATAAGTTAGTCCTGGCCGACGTGTCATGGACGGCTTCAGGTGGTGCGATTGCAGACTTCCGGTATGCGGTGCTGTATAACGACACACCGACCAGCCCGGCTGATCCAGTGATTGCTTGGTGGGACTACGGCAGCACGGTAACGGTTGCGGATGGCGAGGTGTTCTCTTGGGATGCTGATCCTACGAATGGTATTTTAACTCTGGCATAGGAGCGAGGCGATGAATAACAAAGAAGCACGTAAGCGGTTCTGGGAGCTTAAGAAAAAGGTGGATGCAGGTAAGGCTCTGCGGAAGCCGTTCCAGGATACGCGAGACAAGCTTGCTCTGGAGGAAGGAAAGCTCCGAGACAAGGTGCGTAAGTTGACAGCTGCGAAAGAAGACGCAATGCCGTCAGCTAAGTTGGGCGAATTGGAGAACGAAATGTCAGCGTTGGCACGGTTCTTGAAGAATAAAGTGGGAGCGGAGTAATGGGCGATACACTGAAGTTTGTGGGCGGAAACAAGATTGGTTCGGGCTGGCGGCAGTTGCTAGTGGATGACGCTGGTGTAGGCCGGTTGTTTATTCCTAGCCGTGGGTTGGACGAGCTAGATGCAAATGCGTATCGGGAGATTGAAGGCTCTGCTGTTGCAGACGTGGTTGTGCCTGAGGAACCTGAGGAGCCAGTGGAGCCAGTGGAGCCAGTGGAACCTGACGTTCCTGATCCCGTGGAACCTGACGTTCCTGATCCTGACGTTCCGCCTGTTCCTGTTCCTGATCCTGATCCTGTTCCTGATCCAGTTCCAACCCCGCCAACGTCTCCAGTTAACCTCGTGGTTAATAACGAGGGTGAGTTGCAGACAGCACTGGCTTCCGTGGCTGGCGGTCAGACTATCGGTCTCTCGAGTTTCTTCAATGGGCGGATTGACTGCAGCAGACGGTTTCTTAGCATGGTGACGATCACTGCCGTTAATCCAGTCAACCCGCCTATCGTGACGAGTATCCGCTTGGACGGGACCTCCAACCTGCGTATCACGGGAGTTTCCGTAGTACATCCTTTCGTGGCTGGAGAAGCTGCTTGGTACAATGCTATTGAGATTTTCCGTTGCAGCAATATCTGGATGGAGAACAACGAGATTCGCGAGGGCAGGACCGCTGATGGGTACGGCGCGACACAGGGTACATTGATTCGCTGGTGTGACAATGTGCATTACAAGAGCAATCGTATCCGGGGTTTTGTGAAGCAGAACCTGATCATGGAAAGTCGTGACTGCTCTTATATCGACAATGATATTGCGGCGATGAGGAGTGATGGTCTGTCCGTTGTTGACTGCTCTGCAAACATCATTATCGAGAGCAACCACATTCATGATATGAGTGGCAAAGCCTCAGATACATTCCACCGGGATGGTATTGAGTTTTGGCGGGTTGACGAAACACCAAGCAACAACATGACCGGTTTCTTGGTTAAAGACAACCTCATTGATATCGGTGCCGGTCCTTGGTTCCAGTCGATCTTTGGACGCAATACGACTGCCGCTCAATTCCTCGGTAATCGGATCATCAATTATCATCTGCATGGCATTACGCCAAATGCAGCTGTTGGAGTTATTATACGGGACAATGTGTTGATCCATCGTCGGAGCGCCCATCCTGCTAATGACAATGCCAATATTCAAGGTGCGGTGAGTATCCCACAGATTAACCTTGGGGGTACCTGGAATGCGGGTACTGTAATAGGCAATGTCACGCCGACCCCAATTCCTGCCAAAGCCGGCTGGATTATGTCCGGCAACACAACTAACTAGGAGCTAGTCCAATGGCTACAAGATCAATCTCCTTAATGAACCGATCCGTGTTGAACTTGAGCGGTGACGTTCATGCCGGTAGTTCGCTCGAACTCTTTGCAAGTACAACCCAGTTCTTTCGTGGTTGGATTTTCAATGACGGTGCGGATGCTGGTATAGCAGGGGTGTTCTTCATGCCTGCGGAGTATGTGGACACTCCACTGATTGAGCCATACTGGACAGCAGCTACCAGCGCAAAGGTTATGCGCTGGAACTTCCGGCATCGTTTGATTACAGCTGGTACGCAGAGAGTTGATATCTCTACGTCGCCAACTGAGGTTGTGGAGACTTCACAGAACACTGCAAGTTTACCTGGTGCGTCTGGTGACTTGGAAGTGGAGAGCGTTGCTCTGACTGCGGGGGATTTCACTGCCGGTCAGTATCATTACTATGAGTGGACTCGTGAAGGTGCTAATGCGGCAGATACTCTGGCTGTGAAAATGCTGTTGCTAGACCTGCGTTTGAAGTTCAACGACGCTTAGGAGAGAGTCATGCCGTTAGACTGGGGTGCCACGAAGAACAATACTAACGATGTGGATTGCGGCACCGCGCTTGGCGTTGACTTCGGAACAAACAACACTCTTTCGATCTGGGGGTGGATTTACCTTGATACGATCGGCAGCGTTTGGACTTATCCGACTATCTATGGAGTAGGTAGCGCTAGCTTGGTTCACAGACTGGGCGTAGGATACGACCCAAGCGGTTATTATTGCTGGTTTCGGCGAAACCGCGCCACGACAAACGCCAATATAAACAGCGCTTATAGCGCTATAGCGCCAAATCAGTGGACGTTCATTGCTGCCGTGGATAATGGCGATGGTAACGCACCAAAAATGTTCATCGGGACCGAGGGAAGCCCGTGCGCTGAAGTCACGTATGGCACGCAAACTTCTGGCGCTGGCACGGCTATCACGGCGAATGGCGAAACTGCCCACATCGGAAACGACGGCAACAGCAATCGCGGCTTTCTTGGCGACATTGACAGCATTGGGGTTTCTGATGATGCGCTGACTATTGAGCAGTTTCAAGGATTGCAAGCTGGCGGTCTACCTTTCGATGTGAGGCTACGTGGCCATTGGATTTGCGGACTGCACGGCACGACAACGGTTTACGACAACTCGGGCAATGGCTATACAGGAACAAAGAGCGGAACTTTAAACTACTCCTCCAAGCATGTTAAGCATTTCGACCATTATCAAGACATGTCGGAGGGAATTGAGTTCGATGCAGCGGCGGCAGTTTCTTACAATCTAGTAGCTGCTGCGGGCTCTTACGCAATGACAGGTCAGGTTGTTACCCTGCTCGCGGATCATGCAGTAGTGGCTGCTGCAGGTGCTTTGGTATTGACAGGCCAGGCTGTATCACTTATGAAAGATCGCAGGATTGCTGCGGATGCGGGAAGTTATGTGCAGACCGGCCAGGATGTTCTGTATCTTCACGATCGGTTAGTTGCAGCTGGTGCCGGGGCGTACGCACTCACAGGTCAGGTTGTGGCTCTGAACTACGGGCGGACAGTAGATGCGGGAGCCGGAGCGATGGTGCTTACAGGGCAAGCCGTCTCTCTGCTACATGATTATAGGGTTGCAGCAGAGGCTGGGTCTTACGTGTTTACGGGCCAAGCGGTTACGTTAAGTTATGGCGCAGCTGTTCCAGACTATATTCTCACAGCAGAAGCTGGAGCTTATGTGTGGACCGGGCAGGATGTAGAATTGAACGTCCGAGACGCGAGCGGATGGATACGCACTGCGGTGGTGTCTGGGGCATGGAGCCTGGATAGTGCTACTACAGACAATTGGACAGAAGAGTCCGCAGCGGCTAGCGGTTGGACAGAGGAAAGTGGCTTATGACACGGGATGAGTTAGAGACAGAGATCAGAAATAAGCTGGGGTACAACACAGGTTTGGCCCAGTCGATCATTACGGGTGCGTTGGATAACGCACAGGATTTGCTTGAAAAGGAACCGGAACTTCCTTGGTTCTTGGAGACTGAAATCTCCACGATTTCCACTGTAGTGGATGAGGAAAGAATTCCTGTTCCTTCGGGGTACATCATGAGCATTCCCGAGAACCCGCTGTGGTACTACAACACTACGGCAGCGGCAGGTACACTGCCTGACTGGATCGAAATCCCTAAGGCGAACATGGGGGATTTGAGGATTTGGAATAACCGGAACAATGAATCAGCTCAAGTCGGGGCTCCGCAAGCCTATGCTTTGCAGGGGAAGTATTTCAGATTGTTTCCTACTCCTGACGCGGTCTACGCTATCAAGCATATCTACTATGCACAACAGGCTAAGCTGACCTCAGGGAGCGACACGAATGACTGGTCGATCAACGCGCCGTACATGTTACTGGGCAAAGCAGGTACTTTGATTTCAATGAACAACAGGGATCAGAAATCCGCAGATATTTTTAACACACTGTATCAGGACGATGCTCGTCGTATCTTGCTTCTAAGCGAGGGACGAGAACACGCTGGTGCGGTCTACGCCCGAGGGGGAGCTGACTAATGGCTTTGGAAACAGGATCATTTCTTAACGATCTGGTAGCAACTAATCCAGTTCATGCTACGGACACGGTTAGTAAGGGAGATGACCATATTCGCTTGATTAAAGCGTTGCTGCTCGCGACCTTCCCTAATCTAACCGCAGCTATGACAGCCACTGCTGCTGAGTTGAATGTGTTGGACGGGTACACAGGTAGTACTGCGGATTTGGAAGCAACCTCCGGATTGGCGACAGAACTTGCACTTCTAGCTGGACTGACAGCCACAGCTGCGGAGTTGAACACTTTAGACGGAGTCACCTCCACTACGGCTGAATTGAATATACTTGATGGATTGCTGGCCGATGTGACGGAGTTAAATCTGTTGAACGGATTGACTACTCTGTCAGGTGCCAACACCGGTGATGAAGTCGCTGCCAGTATCACAGTCGCAGGCGTCTCAGGGCTGGCTACCACAGCTGAAGGTGATACGGGAACTGACACAGCCCTTGTCACTACCGTTGCTGTCGCTAAGTCAATGATTGACACACACTCAGGCCTTGCCTTTATATCTTCGCAGGACGCATCCACAAGCGCAACGTTGGACTTTACTGGTTTCGATGCGACGCTTTACGACTCATACCTATACACACTTTCCAATATAATCCCCGCGACTGACACCGCTGTGTTGCAGCTACTTCTTTCAGACGATGAGGGCAGCACATACGAGGCGGATGCAGCAGATTACGCATGGGCAGCTTCGCGGGTTGGTCCCGGTACAACGGGGGGCAGCGGCAGCGCCTCTGATACAAAGATTTCACTTTGTTATACTGGAATTGGCAATGCTGCCACAGAGGAGGGCGTGTCTGGAAGTGTTGAGATTTATGGGCCGGGGTTAGCTAAGAAAACACAGGTCCTATTTAGTCTGTTTGTTGAAGATGCCGCCGGAGCCTATCATCACCTATCAGGCGGCGGCGGTAGTCGTGTAGCTGTAGTCAACAATGCGGTTAGGTTTATAATGGACGCAGGGAGTATCACGTCAGGTACAATTTCTATGTATGGACGTAGAAGTTCATAACGCTTACAACCCATAATATGGAGGAGATAACATGTCTACCGAGAGCTGGCACTTATCTAAAAGTGTACCTGTGTCGTTGATTTTTGTTATGTTGCTTCAGGCCGGGGGTGCTCTTTGGTTCTTCTCCAAGCTGCAATCTGACGTTTTTATCAATAGCATGAGAGTGGAAGATATAGAGGAGAGGTCTAAGGTTAATGAACTAAATGGACAAGGAGCTGCCATTAAGATTAGCGTTATCAAGAACACGCTGGAGTCAATGGACAGAGCCTTGCGCCGAATAGAGAATAAATTGGAGTAGCGTTATGAGAGTTTCACCCAAAGGTTTGTTGGAGATTGTCGAGGTGGAAGGGCTGGTGCTCGGGCCATATCGGGATAGCAAAGGTATTTGGACTGACGGTGTGGGGCACACGGCTAATGCTGGCGGTGTTGACCCAGGCAAGATGGATAAGATCGACACAAGGGGGTATTCTCCTGAACTCGTGCGATCCATCTCAGTGCAGAAGTTACGGCAGTTTGCTGAAGACTTGGAGAAGTACGAGGCTCGGGTCAACAAGGCGATTACCGTTCCACTGAAGCAGTATGAGTTTGACGCGTTGGTGAGTTTTGATTTCAACACTGGCGGCATTTATAAAGCACAGTTGACGAAGCAGATCAACTCAGGGAATAAGAGCGGCAAAGGTTTTATGGGTTGGTTGAAACCTCCAGAGATCATCGGTCGCCGTGAGGATGAATTGGCTCTCTTCCGGACAGGTAACTACGCAGCTAACGGGTCAGCAATTCCGCTGTACGACGCTACGAAGTCAGGACAGCACAAACGTCGAGGTACTATGGATACTAAAGCATTGGGTAAATTGCTGGTGTCCGCAACAGGCAACACTACCAAAGTCCGTACGCGGACTGCTAAGAAACAGGATGGACTGGAGCGTTTGATCTTAATGGTTGTCCGCTCCCTTCTATCCGCATTTGGAGTAAAGTAAAATGGAACAAGGTTTGGGATATATTGTTGCTGTGGTTATTGTGGTGTTCATCGTCAGGCGTCTTATGGACAAGAAGCCTAATGGCTCACTGGCGCGGGTTGTGGAATTTCTGGTATCGGCTGGAGCGGCTGCAGGTGCAGTGGCCTGGCAGTACCTGGGGTTAGGAGGCTAACATGGGCATTCTAAGCATGTTGCTGCCCTTCGTCAATCCGCTGGAGAAGATTGCGAAGAGCATCAGCGAGCACAAGATCGCTATGGCTAATGTGGAGTTAAGTGAGGAGAAGCTGTATCACGAGGAACGGATTAAGCAGTTCGAAACTCAGCAGCTGATCTTGCTTGAAGAAACGAAGCATGCGATCACTCGCTGGATACGTCCATGTTTCGCTATGCCCTTTGTGATCTACAACATGAAGGTCATGGTCTGGGATAAGGTCCTGGGCTTGGGAACGACGGACTCCTTGAGTGCTGAAATGTGGTATATTGAGGGGGCGATTATAGGGTTCTATTTCGCTGGTCGTCCTATTGAAAAGTGGTTGAACAAGGGGAAGTAAGATGTGGGTGCTGTTGGTAGGTTACTGTGGCGTGTTTAACTCTATTCCAAGTTGTGACGTGGGGGCTGGTTACTACACGACGGAGGCTCTGTGCGTAGCTTCCGCTGACAGGGTTGAGGTTCTTATGTGGGACATGCTCAAGACCTATAAAATAGTGCCCACTTGGACTATCAAAAACTGCACCTCCACTCCACAAGGTGAGGAACTGTAATGGCCAAAGCTAAAATAGATGACCTGGGTTCCTTGGGTGTAATTGAGGACCTTCCTGATTACACCCTACCGCCCGAGGCTTTTACATCCAGTGGCTTCTGCCGCTTCTCCGACCGTAAGGTTATGCGGATGCGTGGGAGAGCTGCGATCTTCGGAACGCCTAGCATTGCTCCATACTGGATGGCACCCGTGCATACTCCAGGTGGGGTGTTCTGGGCGTACTTTGGATTGACTGGAGCAGCGGCTTATGCTTCTTCGACACATGCTGTAATTACCAGAGCCTCGGGAGCCTACACGACTACCACCAATCGCCCTTGGAACGGCGGATTGTTGGGTGGTATCCTGGTGGTTACAAATTCCACAGACACCCCTCAGTATTGGTCCACCCCCTCTCTGGGAACTTTGTTACTGGACGTTCCCAGCTTTCCAGCCTCCACTACCTGTAGAATTATCATACCTTACAAGCAATACCTTATGGCTATGAACTTAACGGAGAGTGGTACGGCAGCTCCCCATAAAGTGCTCTGGTCCCACCTAGCCGATCCTGGAGCTATGCCAACTTCGTGGGATATCACTGACGCTACGAAAGATGCTGGTGAAACCGAGTTGCACGATGTTAACTCAGCGTCTATCATGGGCGCTAAGGAAATGGGAGATTATCTGTACATCTACAAGCAGCGTTCGATCTGGCGTTGTAGCCCCTCAGGCAATGCGTTCATCTTCAACTTTGAGAAGGTGTTCCAGGACAGTCAGATTGGACTAGCTGCTACTCACGCCATTGCTTCCATTCCGGGCAAGCAAGAGCATTTGATCTACACCGGACGTGACCTGATGCGGCATGACGGGGTTGAGATGAAGAGCATCTTGACTGACATACGTCGTCGGACATTGAGGACCTTGATTGACTCCACTAACTACCTCAACTCGTTCATGACTACGTTCTCTCAGCGAGAAGAGATTTGGTTTTGTTATCCAGTTACCGGAGATACCTATTGCACGAAGGCTCTGGTGTATAACTATGAGACAGGAGTATTGGTTGATAGGGACTTGTTGGAGACTCCGTTCATTGCTGCGGACGTATTTGACGAGGATGGATCATCGCTCTGGTCGGCGGCAACAGACACCTGGGCTGCGTTCAATGGGACTTGGGCAGGTTCCTTTGCAGCAGACTTTAACTCCAGGTTGCTCTTGGCGGATCACACGAATACCTTGTTTTACGAAATGGAAGCCACGAACCAGAACGCTGGTGTGGACTTTCTCTCTTACGTCGAACGCAAGGGGATACCGTTCGTAGGACAGAAGCGCGATGGTTCTCCTATTGTAGATATGGAGAATCGTAAGGTGTTGTCTCGCATCTGGTTGAAGATGACTGGTGGGACTGTTACGGTTACAGCCTTGGCTCAGGATCATATCGACGGAACTGTGACGTACTCAGACCCAATGACATTCACTCCAGGAACTGATCGCTATGTGGATTTGCCCACGCCGTTGAGCGGGTTGTTGTTGGGTATCCGGGTTGAGTCGCAGGCGAATGAAACCTGGGAGTTGATGGGCTATGATTTAGAGCTAGAAGTTCTGGGAGAATTTTGATGTACAAGGCACCGACCTCACTACCAATGGAAATGCATCTGCTAGTGCGTTCTTTAAAAACTGAGTTCTTGAAGATCGAACGGGCGAACACTCGACTTGCGGCTTTAGAACTGCTATTGACTACTCTAGACGTAGCACCGGAGAAGCCAAGAGAGGGTTTGGTGGTTATTGCAGATGGTACGAACTGGGACCCTGGAAGTGGTGTTGGAATGTACAGGTACAATGGGAGCGCGTGGGTTCATGTTGGATAATTTTGTAAGTGTGATTACTGGTGACCCGGCTCGAGGTATATGGCCTAAGATCATGCCATTCCTTGACGAGTATGCAGATGTGTATTCATCCTGGGATACTAAAGAAAGTCTGTTTGGTATGGTTGTCTCGGAGACTATGCAGTTGTGGCTGGCTGGGGAGTATGAAGATATGGCCCCGAGTGACGTCAGTCAGTGGGATATTAAATCCCTCATGTTTACCAGCATCAAACAATATCCTACAGGGTTGAGAGAAATGTATTTGAACTACCTCATGGGAACCGACTTAGTTTCCAGAGTTAAGGAGGATTGGCCGAAGTTGGAAGGCTATGCCAGGTTACAACATTGCGACATTTTGGTGGCGGATACTCGTCCTGGAATGGGTAAGCTATTGCAGAGGGACCATGAATTCTCTGCTTCGAAAGTACGAATTACGAGAAACCTTATGAAGGGGATGCACTGATGGGTGGAGGAAACAAAACCGTCGAAACGACACAGAACCTGTCGCCAGAGCAGCAGAAGCTACTTAGTTTAGCTATGCCTGCCGCGACAGATATCGCAACGAATACTCCCACGCTTCCACAGGGATCGCAGATTGCAGACTTTACACCTTTGCAAACAGCCGGTCAAGCTGGTGCTGTGGGAGCTGCTGGAAACATTGACAATCTTGTGCAGGGAACGATAGGGGCTAACAGTGCCGTTGCTGGGCAGGGTTTGACTAGCGGTTTCCAAGGACTGGAGAATTTGATTTCTGGTTTCCAGGGTTCTGGGAATATGGAAGATTTCATAACCTCCGGCGCCGTTCTTGATCCGTCGAGTAATCCTTTCCTGCAACGTACGGCTGACGCTGCGGTAGGGACTTTGGGGAGAGAGTTGACCCAGGAAGTCTTACCCGCCGTTCGTGGTGGTGCGCAGACTGCTGGCCAGGTTGGCAGTTCTCGTCAGGGGATTGTAGAGTCGCTGGGGATACAAGACTTCATGCGGCAAGCAGGTGATACATCTGCGAACATATTCAGCACTGGTTATGGGCAGGGTTTAGATGCTCTGACAGGTCAGTTGTCTGGTCAGAGAACAGCGGCAACCGCAGCTTCTGGTCAGTTGTTGAACGCTGGACAAGATGCGTTGGGTCAGGCTCCTACGTTGGCTAACTTATCCCTACTGCCAAGTCAGGTGCTGTCCCAAGTCGGTGGTCAGCAGCAGGCGCTCAATCAGTTGATGCTGAGTGACGACTCAAATAGGTTCATGCTGGAACAGATGCTCCCATTTATGATCTCGCAGGACATTGCTAACATGGCTTCTGGTATTCCTGGTGGGTCAACCACAGCGGCAACAACAGGGGGCGGCAGTAGCGCTCTTCAAACAATCCTAGGCATTGGCTCGATGATAGCTGGCCTTCCATTCCCCGTAGGTTAAGGAGATAAGACATGGTAGACATCACAGACAAAGCCTCGATCACAGATGAGTTGATCTTAATTCTGGCAGGTCGAGGCAATCCAGAAGCTATTGCGGAAGCTGAGCGACGGGGGATATTGGATAATATTCCTCCTCCTGCAATTCCAGAAGTTGCCCCTGATGCAGGGATTATGACTGATCCCCGGATCGGTAATGCTGGGACAGGGAACATCCTACCTACAGGCCCCACAGGCAATCCTGCGTATGATCAGCTC